GGAGTACGGCGTGGGGAAGGGGGCGCTGATCGCGTCCTTCTCCACCACCCCGGCGAACACACAGCGGAGTTTCGAGGTGTATGACGATTACCTTGTTCATGGAGACGGGAACTATCGAATTTCCCTCTTTGCACAGGGGGAAGACGGAAGCTGGAACAACAACTACTATTATATTCCTGTTGGCAGCACAGCCTACATTACTGCCGATGGGGAGCCATATCTCTGCATGAGGGAGTGATCATATGCCGACAACAGATGGATATAACGGGGCCTACACGGGACCGGAAATTGACGCGGGAATCGCAAGAGCAAATCAGGCAATTACTGTGGAGAACAGTGGTGAGGTGTCTATGTCCGAAACCCTCGGCTCCGGCCCGTACACGATTGAGTTTACGGAGGAGGCGGACCCGCAAGATGTAAGCGCCTCCGAGATCGCCTATGACAACACGGAGTCTGGCATGACCGCTACCAATACACAAGAAGCCATCGACGAGCTTTTTCAATCTGTCAGTGAAGGCAAGTCCATGATTGCCGCCGCAGTCACTGACAAGGGGGTTGAAACTGCGGCGACGGACAGCTTTACGGCAATGGCGGTAAAGATTGGGCAGATTGAAACGGGGATAGATACCAGTGATTCTACAGCAGCAGCGTCCGACCTCCGATTAGGCATGGTAGCTTATGGCAGCAACGGAAAACTTGTAGGAACAATGCCGGAGGTTCCACAACAGGTTATTACACCTGGGGTTTCAGATCAAACGATTCTCGCGGGACAATATTTGGCCGGTACGCAAACTATTCAGGGAGACGCGAATCTTGTTCCGGAGAACATCCACCAAGGAGTTTCGATTTTTGGAATTCAGGGAAGTTTAAAAGAGATTTCTTTTATAACAGGAACTTTTAACGCATCTGGCAACGCGAATTGGACCATACCTGAACTGATTGGATATAGCAATTTTATCATTACCACAAGTGTAGAATCTGTACTGGGTTTTGGCGCATATATTACATCTTTAATTTATACAGATGAAATCAAGGAAACAAGTTATTTAAACATAACAGGAGGAGGAACGATGATAACCTACGTAAATGTTGCGCGCACAGTTCCAACATTTAACTCCTCGTCTGGAATCGTTTCTGGTGGTCCTGGAGCCAACTTTGGTTTTATACCATATCGTTATATTGCTTGGAAATCATGAGGGGGGTGAATCATGGCACTCTACGTAAACGGCA